GCCGCGACGGCAACAAATCCTGCCGCAGCGGCAGCCGCAGCGCAGGAAAATCTTGCCGCGACGGCAGCAAAGCGGGTGTCTACGCGCGCACGCGCGTGTCAGGGCAGGGAGGGGCAGGGCAGGGAACTAGATAGGGAAGGGTCTGGCTGGGAGACTGGCGGGGCCGGGCAGGGTGAGCCTGCCTCACCTCGCAGGCGTAGGCCACGGCGCAAACGTCAGGTGAGAAATCTTGGCGCTTCCCCTGAAGGGTCTCAGCCCATGCCCAACCCCTCATCTGCTGGTCTGGCAGGGCAGGCTCCTAGCCCACAGGTGGGTGGGCAGTGGGGGTCGCCCTGGTACCAGTGGCGAGGTCGTCCCCCGGTGGACGATGACGCCGTCTGTCCGATCCATGGGGCCGACGTGCCCTGTCGTTTCTGCCTTGAGGAGGGGCCGTGCTGAACCGTGTATGTTTATCCGGGTGCGCATCACCTGGTGAGCATCTTCCTGACTGCCAGGATGACTCGTGCCGGGGCTGCGCCCCGAGTCCGGCTTACGTCGGCGTCTTGTGCGCTCGGTGCTGGGGGAGACTGCAGGCTGTCGTGCGCACGATGCCGGCACTCGTCGACGAGCTGATGAGCGGGGACGACGCGCCCTCGGCGGTCTCATCGTCTGGCGGTGGTCGTCCGCCTGGCTCGTCCTCGCTGTATCCGCAGCAGCGAGCAGCGGCCGACGAGCTCGCGGCGGCGCTGGCCTCGTGGTGTATCCAGGCAGGCGAGCATATCGGCGTGGAGGCTCCTCGGCCGTCCGGACTGTGGTGGTCTGCTCCTGGTCGCAAGATCGACTCGGAGACGGGCGAGGCTTACCTCGTGGAGGCAGAGCCGGTCGGCATCCGGTCTGCCTCGGCGCTGACTGAGCTCGTCCGCTGGATTGACCCGCTGCTCGACCGTGTCGCGGCCGCACCGTGGGCGCCCGAGATGCTTGCCGACCTGGCCAGGCTCGACGCCGGCGCACGCGCGAGGTGGGCAGTCGAGGAACCAGAGCGGCGCGTGCAGGACATCGCCTGCCCGTCGTGCAACGCCTACTCGCTCGTGGTCACGCCCGTCCGAGTCGTTGGCGGGCAAGAACAGGTCACCTGCTCGCGCATCTCCTGCGGGCGCGTCCTGTCCTCCCAGGACTGGGAACGCCTACGCGCCTGGTCGGTCCTGGTCGCTCGCATGTCAGCAAAGACCGAGGAAACCTCGGCATGATCGTGGCGGGGGAGGAGTGGGAACGACAGTGCGATGTGCCGAAACATGTCCCCGGCCTCCCCGCGTCAACGGTCCGGGTGTGGGCGGCGGCAGGCCGGGTGCGGTCGGTCAAGGTCGGCGGCTCCGTATGGGTAGCAGTAGAGGACGTGATAGCGGCTGCGGCCTCGTCACGCCGCCGCTGCACGACACGACACGCGAACCAGGTGAAGGTTGATTGACAGCGCCGCATGGCAGTTGTAACATCTGTGCCAACGGCAGAAGTGTCGAACAAGCCCCGAGGCGGATAACCGTCCGGGGCTTTCGCGTACCCGCCGGACCGGCGAGCTCCGAGAGGATGAAGCGTCATGGCGTGGTCATCGAGCGATCGCGCGTCGCGGCTCCCGCCTGACTGGGACGAGCGCCGCGCCTTCGTCCGAGCCCGCGCAGGAGGCAGGTGCGAAGCACTCCTGCATGACGGGACGCGCTGCCCTGCAGCTGGTGCCGAGTGCGACCACGTCGAGCCTGGTGACGATCATCGAGCGACGAACTTGCAGTGGTTGTGCTCGTGGCATCACAAGCGCAAGACTCAGCGAGAAGCCGCGGCCGCATTAGCCGCAGAGCGGGCACGAAACGCCCCACGCAAGCGCAAGCATCCCGGCCTCATCGACTAGACCCCCACCAGGGACCCCCTCCCCACCCAACCAGAACACCGTCAAGAGCTGTCGATTTTTGTTTGTACGGGTCTGAGGAAATATTAATTGCCCACAAGCCTTGAACTAGCAACGCAAACGCCGGGCGGCGGGGTGAGGTCGTGGGGGAATTTAGAGGGGTGCTAGGGTGCCGTCCTGGTACACATTCTCCGTGACGGTGATGTATCGCCCCTGCGAATAGAACTCGATCCGCTGCCCACGCCACATGCGCTTGAAGCCACGCTGCGGGACGGCCGTCCCCCAGATGTGCAGCCCACGCCCAGACGGCGAGACCTCAACGTAGGAGCCTTCGTAGTACGCGAGAAGAACGCGAGCGGCCTCGTTGGGGATGCCATGCTCATCGAGGCACCCGTCGAGGTCGATACAGCCGATGCCATCCCCGAGGACGAACCCCAGGGGAGCGCCAGTCGCGCTCGCGGCCGCGTGAGTGCTCCACGTGCTCGGGTCGGTCACTGAAGCCCAACGGCCGGTACGCGAGCACACAGGGCGCTTGTTGAGGTGGTTGACCCATCGGGGGCGGCTGATGAGCTCGGCGGGCAGCACTTGTGAGGCATGTGTCTGTGTGGAGCGGTGGTGAGCGACTCGGCATCGGGTCGAGCAGAAGCGCGCGTCGGCGCGCGCCCAGTGTCTGAGCGGAGCCGAGCAGTGTTCGCATGTCCTCACGTCTCCTATTGTAACGGATAATTCATTGGTATTCTGCGGATAGGCGGGGGTGGTTATGGCTGGTCGAGGACCCGCGCCGAAGCCGAAGGGCTCGCGAGCTCGCCGGAACAAGGACCCTCAAATCCTGCGCATCATCACGGCGCAACCTGTCGAGCAGCCGTCGCTGCCGGTCATCGAGCAAGTTGTCCTCGACGAGAACGGCAAGCCGAGGAAGAAGCGCTTCACATGGCCGATGGGGACTCGCCGCTGGTGGAAGATGTGGGGGGAATCCCCGCTCAGCGCGGAGTACACGGAAACAGACTGGTCATTCCTGCTCGACACCGCATACCTGCACGCCCTGTACTGGAAGGGCGATCACCGAGTTGCTGCCGAACTGAGGCTGCGTGTCGCGAAGTTTGGGGCCACGCCCGAGGACCGCGCCAGGTTGAGGATTCAGTTCGCGGTGGCCGATACCCTCGAAGACGACGCCGACAGCGCCATTGATGATGTGGCGCCCGTTTCTGCGCGTGCGCGCAGACGGCAGAAGAAGCTGAGGGCGGTGTAGCGTGCCCTGGATGCCGATCGACGAGGACGACGAGTTCCCGACGCTCGGATACGACGTTGCGGACTGGATGATGGAGTTTCTCCTCATGCCGGACCGTGACGACGAAAGCGAGGAGCACATCCCCTTCGTCCCGACACAGGAGCAGATTGAGTTCCTCGCGAGGCTGTATGAGCTGGACCCGGACACGGGCCGTCGAGTCAAGCAGCGCGCGGTGCTTTCGCGGCCGCGTGGGTGGGGCAAGAGTCCTTTTCTCGCAGCGATTTGCTGTGCTGAGGCTATGGGGCCGGTGTTGTGCGACGGGTGGGACTCGGACGGACAGCCGGTCGGTGTCCCGTGGTCGACTCGGCGTACCCCTATCGTGCAGGTCACGGCGACGACGGATGATCAGACGGCGAACACCTGGGACCCGCTTCTGGAAATGCTGCGTGGTTCTCCTGCTGAATCGGAGTACGGCCTCGACCCTATGGATTCGTTCGTGGCTCTGCGTCGCGGCCGCATCGAAAAGCGAACGTCGTCCGCGACGTCCGTCAAAGGGGCGAAAGCTGTCATGGCGGTCATGGACCAGACAGAGACGTGGCTGCCGTCGAACGGCGGCCCGAAGCTGGCGAAAACGTTGCGCTCGAATGCCGACAAACTCGGGGGCTTAACGATCGAGACCCCCAACGCCTACACGATCGGTGAGCGCTCGGTCGCGGAAACGACGGCGCGATTCTACGAGCTGATCCAGGCAGGCAAAGTCAAGCCTGAAGCCGCGCGGGGTCTGTACTACGACCACCGTGAGGCACCGCTCGACACCGACATTTCCGACCGCGATTCGCTCCTCAACGGCTTGCGCATCGCCTACGGAGACTCGGCAGCCGACCCGCGCGGCTGTGCGATCCACGAACCCGAGTGCGAACCCGGCTGGGTGGACTTGGAGCGAATCGCGGACAGCTTCTGGCATCCGGACAACGATCCCGCGGGGATGTGCTCGGACTTCCTGAACCAAATCACCTCGGCGTCGGACGCTTGGCTGACGATGCCGGAACTCCGCGCGATCGAGGACCACGGCAAGACGATCTCGTCAACCGAGCCGATCACGCTCGGCTTCGACGGTTCAGAGGGCCGGAAGATCGGCATTGCAGATGCCACGGTTCTGATCGGCTACTCGGTGACGCAGCGTCACCTGTTCAAGGTCGGGATTTGGAGTCAGCCAGACGGCCCCGCAGGCGAAGGCTGGCAGCCGCCCCGTCTCGAAGTGGAACAGACTGTCCGTGAGGCCTTCGAGCGTTTTAACGTCGTGGGGTTCTATGCGGACCCGTCGGCGGGATGGGCTCAGGACGTGAAGGGCTGGGAGGCACGCTACTCGCGTCGCCTGAGAGCCAAGATCAGCGCGTCCGAGCCGATCCGGTACCCGCAGCGCAACGTCAGTAAGACCTGCGAGAACTTCGCGCAGCTCTTGTCCGCGATCCATCAAGGCCTCGTCACATACGACGGAGACCCAACGATGACCGCGCACCTGCTCAACGCCCGCAAGTCGCCCAGGCAATCGGGGTACGTCCTTGTGAAGCCGGCGGATGACCAGGACTACTCGAAGATTGACGCCGCCTGGGGTGCCATGTTCGCCTACACGGCCGGACTCGACGCCGTCGGCAAGGGTGCAGCCAAGCAAACCAGCCGCCGCGCACCGAGGCGGCTCTACTAACACGCACTGGGGGAGGAGGCCCCACCTCATGACGAAAACGCCCGAGGAATGGCTCGCCTACCTCACTGCCAAGATGGACAAGGAGCGCCCACGAACGGACCTCCTACGCTCATACACCAACGGTTCATCCCCCTTGCCGGAGATGGGACCGAACCTCGCAAAGGCGTGGCTGAAGTTCCAGCGGCGTGCGCGCACCAACCCGGGCAAGCTCGTCGTGTCCGCGCTCGTGGATCGCCTCATCCCCAACGGGGTGACGGTCGGAGCCAGTGAGGACAGCCCGGCCGCGCAGGCAGCGGCGCGCATCTGGCGCGACAACCGCCTCAAAGTGGTTTTCTCGGACGCGATCTGGGACGCAGCTACGCTCGGCCACGGCTACCTCTTGGTCACCCAGGACGAGGACGGCCGAGCGTGTGTCACCTATGAGCGGCCTGAACACATGTACGTCGAGCCTGACCCTGTCCGGCCCTGGCGTGCGCTCGCGGCCGTGAAGGTCTGGCGTGACCAGGCGGCCGGCCTCGACCACCTTGTGATGTGGACCCCGGGCCTGCGCATGTCCTACACGCGCTCGGCCTACGACAAGTCGCGGCAGCTGATCTCTCGGGTGTCCGGGGACTGGCGTCTCGACCTTGGTGGCGTCCAGCCCTTCGAGGGCGCGCCCCCGGTCGTGGTCCTCGAAAACAGGTTCGGAATGGGCGAGTTCGAGCACGTCCTCGACCTCATCGACCGCATCAACTGGCAGACCCTGCAGCGCCTGGTCATCATCTCGATGCAGGCCTTCCGACAGCGCGCACTCAAGTCTGCTGAGGGATCGGCTGGCCTGCCGGCCGAGGATGAGTCCGGGAACGCGATCGACTACCAGGCGATCTTCGAGCCCTCGCCCGCCGCCCTCTGGGAACTGCCCCCGGGCGTGGAAATCTGGGAGTCCTCGCAGACCCAGATCACCGAGATTCTCAACGCGACCAAGGACGACTGGCGCGAATTGGCCGCCGAGACCTCAACGCCGCTCTCGATCATGCTCCCGGACTCCGCGAACCAATCGGCAGCGGGAGCGGAGCAGCCCCAGAAGGCCCTCCTCTCCAAGGCAGGCGACAGGATCGAGCGCTTCAAGCCCGCGCTCGCGTACCTCATCGTCAAGGCGCTCGCGGTCGAGGGAATCGACCTTGGCGAGGCAGAGACCGTGGAGGTGCTGTTCGTCCCGCCGCATGCTGTCTCCCTCACGGAGAAATACGCTGCGGCCGTCCAGGCACGCAACGCTGGTGAGGCGCTCGAAACCATTCAGCGCAACATCCTCGGATACAGCCCTGAGCAGATCGCACAGGACAAGCAGCGTAGGGCTGAGGAGCAGCTTGCGTTGGCGTTCGCGCTCCAAGACAAGCCGCAGCCGCAGCTGACAGACGAGGTTGCAACGCCGAGTCCGGGGGGGGACCCAGCAGACCTGAAACTCAGGTTTGACGCCCTCGGCACTGCGATCCGCGCCGGCGTCGCTCCTGACTCGGCATCGGAGGTCGTCGGCCTCGACGGAATCCGATTCACAGGCGCAGTCCCCGTCGCGCTCAGGCTCCCAGAGACACAGTCAGCGACACTCGAGGAGAAGTAAAAATGCCGGACCTGGACTCGCTCAACCGCCTCACTGAGGCGTATGACAGCCAGGTCCACGCAATCCGACAGCAGATCACCGCCTTCGGACAGGCCTACTGGGACTCGCTCCCGCACTACAGGGCCAGCGCCGTCGAGGACATGATTCAAGCGATCACCCCCAGAGTGACCGCAGGCCAGCTCCGCATAGCTGATCTGACCCGCGCATACCTCGCCCAGTGCGCCCGCGAGCTCGGTTGGAAGGTCGTCCTCCCGTCCATCGACCAGGACGAGATACGCGGCGCTCGCGGCGCCGACCCGCCCGGCGGCCAC